TCGACCGTGGTGCCGGTCAAGCACTGCTTTTGGTTCGTTTCGTTGGTGTAGGTCAGCGCGGTGCCGGTGATGCGGAAATTGCGGAACGCGATGTTGCTGGTGTTGTCGCACACCATGAAATCGTTCCCGCTGCGCGCGACGGTGTCCTTGTCGTCGAAGAAGAACGCCGAGGCATCGCCGACGCCTTCGATCGTGATGTTGGAATACATCACGAGACTCGCGCTGCTGTCCGCCTTGCGATACGTGCCTTCCGGCAGGAACAACACGCCGCCGCCGATCGAGTGCAGGTAGTCGAGCGCCGCCTGGATCGCCGCGGTGTCGTCCGTCACCCCGTCGCCGACGGCGCCGAAGTCCTTGACGCTCACGACCTCGCCGAGCTTGGCGCCGACGGTGCGCGTGGCGGGCGCACCGGCCTGCGTGAACGGCACGTTCCCCGCATCCGCCAGCGCGGCCTGACTGAACACCGCGAGCGCGGTGACGGTGCCATCGGCCGGCAGCGCCTCGGTGAACGTCAGCGACGTGCCGCTGCGGGTGTAGGCGGCCGGGTCCTGATAGATGCCGTTGTAGAACACCGCCTGCACGCCGAATGGCGCGGGGATGCTGGCCAGCGATACGACCGTCTGCCCGGCGGTGACGGCGAACTGGAAGGGGGCGCCGGCGACGGCGTTGGGCAGGAACTCGCTGGGCAGGTGATTTTCCAGCGACAAGCCGGCGGCGTCCCAGCCGATCAGTGCCAACGGCGACGGCAGCGGGAGCACGGTGCTCGCCCCCGGCGGCAGCGCGGTTTCGTCGTCGACGCGCAGGGCGCGCTTCACCTGGTCATCCAGCTGCTGGATCTGCTGCGCGAGCGGATCGAGGCCGGCGTTCTCGAGCGTCTCCGGCAGGTAGGCGCCCTGGTTGGAAATGTCGGCCGCCTGCTCGTAGGGCACGGTGCGCAGGATGAGCAGCGTGGTGCCCGTCGCCGGCGGCGTGTCCATCGTCACGACGGTGTTTTTCGCGCCGATGCCGGTAAGGGTGAAGCCCGAAGTGAGCAGCGTCGCCACGCCGGTGTCCGTCACCACGGAGTAGACGCTGATGTGCGAGGCCGAGAACGCGCGCGGCCCGGTGAACACGGTGGCCACGTCGTTGCCGGGGTATTCCTTGCGGCGGTCGTTTTGGGTGATGGTCACGCGCGGACTCCAAAGAAAAAGCCCCGCGGCGGGCGGGGCTTGGGGTGGTGATAGGCTGTTGACGGACCGAGACGAGCCCGCCCCGATGGAAGAACCGAAGATCCGGCGCGACCTGTTCCGCGAAGCTGACGAGGCCGACCGCGCAGCTACGCGGCGCGCGTTGCCCGGCCTGCTGGCGGCGCTCGCCTTATTCCTGCTGGTGGTCGGGCTGCTGCATTACTTCCGCTTGTAGACGAAGAAGCGCGCGTCGAGCGGCGACTGCATCTGTTCCTCGCCGGTCGATAGGTCGTAGAGGTAGCCGCCGGTCGTGATCGCCTGCTGCGTCGGCAGGCCGACGGCGACGCCCGCGGCCCGTGCTGTGTCTTTCGCCAGCCGCGCCTGCGCCTCCTCGTCGCCTTGCCACGCATCGAGCGCGTGGTCGTTCGCCGACTTGCCGAATTTCACCATGAGCGACATGGCCTCGGTCAGGGGGTCAGGGCGCGCGCTGCCGGTGCCGGCAGTGCTGTCGAGCGCGTTTGCGAGATTGCGGACGAACGGCATGGTCTGGAACGGGAACAGCGCCGCCTTGCGCGCAAGCCACAGGCTCCAATCCTTCCAGTCGAGCCCGTCGTCGTCATCGTCATCGGGGCCGCGGCCCGAGAGCAGCTCGAACAGCGCGCCGTTCGCGACGACCATCGCGAACCACACGCCGAGCGCCTGCGCCGGAGTCTCGACCGCGCCGCGCAGCTTGCCGCGCAGGCCGGCCTCCTGCAGGCGGTTGTTCGCGATAATCATCGGGCCGATGAACAGGTTGAACAGCTTGTAGCGCGGGTCTCGCTCGACGGCCGACAGGTCTTTCGGCGCGGCCTGCGTCTGTGTCTGCCGGATTGCCTTGTCGGCCAGGCGCACCGACTCGGCAATGTCGGCGCCTTCCGCCTGCGCCTGCATGTAGCGGCCGAGCCAGAGGCCACGCTCGACCAGCGGGTTGATCGTGTGATGCAGCGCGAGCGAAGCCTCGGCGAGGCGCGCGCGGATCCCATGCTTGCCGCGCAATTCCGCGAGGACGTCCTCATAGCCTTGCGCGGCGTTCGAGGCGCGGTCGAGCATAAACGGGGAAAGCTCATGCACCATCGCCGTGAGCTTCGCCGGATTGCGGTAGTAGCGCCCCAGGCCTTCGACGACGTAGCGCGTTTTCACCCGCGCGAGCGCGAGCACCGGCGCGGTCAGCGTGTTGGCGACCAGCAGGCCGACCTTGAAGCCGAGCGCGGCCACGACGGTGTTGCGGACCACGCCGCCCTTTACCTTCTCGAAGAACTCAGATGCCGGCTCGGCGATGCCGTTCGTGCCCTGGATCGTCACCTTCACCGCGCCGTTGAGCGCGTGATAGGCGCCCTTCGACAGACGCTGGTGGATCACGCCCTTGATCGTCGTGTCGCCGAGGATCCGCAGCATCTGCCGCAGCGGCTGGCGGTAGGCCAGGTCGGTGATGACGTTGTTCAGGTGACGCGACAGCACCGCCTGGTAGTCGAGCAGCATCGGCGCCGCGTAGCCGTTGCGCTCCTTCGTGTGGCCCTTCGAGGTGAACGCCGGGGTGAAGTCGCCGCCGAGCAGGCGATCCGCCGCGGCCGCCTGCCGCACGCCGCCCTGCCCCGCGCGCGGGTCATAGGCCGCCGGGTAATAGCCGCCGGCGAGCGCGACCTGCTGCCCGTCCTTCGTGGTGAAGGTGATCGGCGTCGCCTCGATCTTCTCCGGCGCGCTTCCGGAGAGCGCCTCCTGCTGGCGGACGATCTCCGGCCACAGCCCTTCGATCGCGTCCCAGATGCGCTGCGCCAGCTGCGCCTGCGCCGGGGACAGCTCGCGGAGCATGTCGGCCACCTGCTCCGGCCGGAACGGCACGACTTCGCCGTCGAGCATCATGCCGCCGCGCATGAGCTTGTCGCGGTTGCTGGCGTTGCCGAGGTTGAGCAGCACCGACAGGATCGTGCCGCGGCTCACCGAGCGGCCCAGGCTTTCGATATGCACGGCCGTGTCGAGCCCGCGGCGCTCGGCCGCCGGCAGGTCGGCCATCATCTTGACCAACGGCTCGGCGACCATCCGGCGCAGGCGGTTGCGCTCGGCCTCGCCCGCTTCCATCTGCGCCCAGAAATAGTCGTGCCATGGGCCGGATTCGCCACCATCGAGCCATTCGACGACGGTCTCGGGGCGCAGCATCCAGTCCATGAAGCCTTCGTAGCCCTGCCCCATCCGCTCGAGCAGCGACAGGTCGGCGGTCGACAGCGGCGGCGGCTTGCCCTCGTCGAGCACCGCGCGCATGCGGTCGAGCAGTTCGCCCTTCGCCTCCTCCCACTCGCGCGCATCCTTGCCGCGAAGCAGCTTGTTCTTGAGGCGGGCGAGGTGCGCGATGTTCTGCGCGGTCGCGTGCAGGTCGGCCAGCTGCTGCACCGTCAGGTCGAGGGCGTTCGTCACCCGCTCGGCCTCGACGCGAGCGAGCAGCCCCTCGTCGAGCGTGGTCACGCCGAGCTCGTCCTGCTGGGCCTCGGCCCATGCGCGCAGCGCCGCGCGCCGCCGCACCTCGGCGCCCGACGCCGGCCGGAGTTCGTGGCCTTCGAGCAGTTCGTCGAGCGCGTCGAGGTAATCCTTGCCGGCCTTGCCGATGCGCTCACGGGCCTTGTCGCCGGCGAGCTTGCGCAGCGCGGCGATCTGCGACTCGGCGCCATCCTTCGCGTCGCGCGCTTCCCGGTACAGCGCCGCCTGCAGCGCCTGGGCGCGCTTGTGCTGCAGGGCCTCGGCATAGTCGCCCTGCGCGGCCGCCTTGGCCACCGCGGCCGCGGCGCGCCGCTCGGCCGCCAGGTAGTCGTTCGGGCGCACCTCGCGCACCGTGAGCGCGGCGACCTTGCGCCGGGCGTACTCGCGCACCAAGCGCGCCGGGGGCGCCGGCTGGTTCGCCAACGTGGCCAGGATCGCCTGCTCGGCCTCGAGCACCTTCACCCGCGCGTTGTTGTGGACCGCGCGCATGGCGAGATCGGGCAGCGAGCCGTCGAGCGCGGGATCCGGATGGCGCGCGTGCATGCGGTCGTCGACCTCCTGCGCGATGCGCGCCTGCAGGTCGCGGACCTCGGCCAATGCCTTCACCAGCGCGTCTCCGGACGGGAAGCCGAGCGCCGCAGCCGCGGTGTCCGGATGCACGCCGCCCTCTTTGCGGTACACGCCGAGCTTGAGCAGCTTCTCCTTAACCCACTGCTCGCCGTAGGCGTCGACCAGCGCCTGTCGGTCGAGACGCAGGCCGGCGATCGGCGAGTCGGCCTCGACGAAGGGGCGACGCTGGCGCGCGATCTCGAACGGCAGTTCGCCCACCCAATCGGCGCCGTCGAGGATGCCCTGCCCTTCGTACTCCGGTGCGACGAGCGGGTGATCGGCGGGCAGGTCGACGTAGTAGACGCGGCTCCCTTCGACGCCCTTGTCGGCGTATGCCTGGGCGCGCGGCAGGCTCGCCGTGAACCAGCGCGAATGATCCGCGCTCTGGCCGTCGACGCCGCCGTGATACACCCGCACCATGCCCTTCGCCGGCGGGGGCGTTGCCTTATCGACCGTCTGCCGCCCCGCCAGGATGCGCCAGGCGCGCACCGCCGGCACTGCCTCGAATTCCGCCTCGACCTCGTCGCGCACCGCGGCCTTCTGCTCGCGATACCAGGCTTTCGCCTCGCGCGCGTGCGCCGCCAGCAGCTTCTGCAGCACCTCGGCGCGGGCCTCCTCGGTCGCCTCGGCGGTCGCCGCGACGTAGGCCTCCCACTGGCCCGGTGACAGCAGCGCCTTCGCCTCGTCGGCCAGCGCGATCGGCTGCACGCCCTGCTTCGCCTGTGCGGCCTCGATCTCGGCGTCGGTCGCGAGCATGCGATCGAACACGCCGCGCACCTCGTCGGTGAGCGAGACGTTCAGCTGGCGCAGGTCGCGATAGACCGACCACAGCCACGCGCGGAAGCGGCCGAACATGCCGCGCAGTTCCGGCGCCGGCGCCTTGCCCTCGCGCAGATAGGCCTCGAAGCCGCGCGCGAATTGCTCGTGCTGCTCCTCGGTGAAGGCCTCGCCGGTGTTGCCCACCCAGGCGCGCACGCGGTCGAGATCGGCCGCGACTTCGGGCGAACCCGCCGCGGCGTCCTGCATTACCTCGAGGAAGAAATGGCCCGACTCGTGCAGGAACGTCGATAGGTCCGCGCCGCGGAACAGGTCGATCGCCATGCTGCGGTCGGCGCCGATGCGCAGGCGGCCACGCGGCGCGCCCGCGCCGTCGGGCTGGTGCAGGTCGCCAGAAGCAGAAACCCCGCCGGTGGGCGGGGTCTCGTCGTTTACTTGGCCGGTGGTGTCCGGCGATCCCGCACCTTCACCCCCACCACTGTCCCGCCCCGCAGGTCCGCGGGGCTGAAGTCGGCGAGGCTGCCCATCGGTACGGGCTTCTTCGCGGATGCCGGCGGCGAGGCGGTCTCGCTTGTTGACGCTGGCGGCGGCGTCGGCGCGTTCGTAGTCGGGTCCGGTGCCATAGCTCAGGCCAATCCCTTCATAGGTGAGGTGACGGACTTTGCCGGCAGCATCGGCCACGTCGAGGTCGATTGCAACGTCCTCGAGGCGCTGCTGCAGCGCGGCCATGATGCGCTCGGCATCGTCCGGGTTCTGGAAGCGCGCGGCGAACTCGTCGCCGCTGCGGCGGTAGAAGCGCACGCCCTCGGTCTCGCTGGCGAGCAGGACGCCGCCCAGGCTGCGCAGCACGGCGTCGGCGGCCTCGTGGCCGATGGCATCGTTCAGGCGCTTGAGGCCGTCCATGTCGGCGGCGGCCACGCTCGGCCAGCCGAGCGCTGCATCCTCGTCGAACGCGCGCTGGTTGCGCATGCCGGTGAGCGCGTCGGTGCGCAGCTCCTTTTCGAGCGCGGCGATCTTCGCGCGCAGCCGTGCGATTTCATCCTCGGGCGGAACGGCGGACTGATAGAACGTGCGCGGCTCGCCGATGGCGCTCTCGTCCCATATCACGTAGTTGTGTGAACCTTCGCCGCCCATGCCGCGGCTGCCGCCATCGAGGTAGCGCAGGCCGGGAATGCCAACGGCGAGTAGCGCCTCCGAAGCCATTTTCGCTGGGTTGAAGTCGGCGCGACCCTCGGCAAACGGACTGCCGTCGCGCGATGCGACAGCCATTCCGAGGCTGTGATACGCCGAGCTTCCGGTCGCAGCAGGGCCGCGACCATGCTCGCCGCGCAGCTTCGCCATTTCATCCGAGAGGCGACGCCATTCCTCCGTGCCCTCCTCCGTATCGGCTGCGTCGATGCGACGTTGCAGAGCCTCCTGCTTTCGCCAGTTCGGGTAGATGCCGGCGCGATCAAGCGCGTCTTTCACCTTCTCCGGCTGCTCGGCGAGCGGCTTGTCCCAATCGAGGAGATCCGAATCCTCGGGCACATCGACCTGGTACAGCTGTCCGCCCGTCGACGCGAATGCCTCCTTCGGGAGCGACTTCAAGTAGGCGAGCGCATCGCGCGACTGCTGATTTTCGTCAGCATCCTCCGCAAAATACTGTTCGATCACCCGCTTAGGCTGGTGGAGCATGATGCGCTCCAAAACCAGCATTTTCCCGTAGTCCGAGCGACGTTCCGCAGCCTCATAGTGTTGCTCGGCCGTCTTGCCGTTCCACTGCATTTCTTCGCCGGTGCGGTACTGCGCCGACAAGCCTTCGCGGTAATACTCAGCGACATCGCGCCGGCTGGCGAAATACATGCCCCAGCCGTAGACCTGAGCACCTTCGCCCGTGCCAATGTGCTGCAGCGAGAAGCGGTCGAAGTGGTGAGGCGAGCCATGAAACGCCGGTTGGAACAGTGCCTTGACCTTGCCGAACGCCTTCTGCAGCAGCGACGGCTCGGCCGTGTCCTCGGGCGCGAACAGCAGGTCGTGCAGCTCCTGGTTCGACAGCGCCTGAAACTCGCTCGCCGACATGTCGCGCAGCGCCGGGTGTTCGTCGATCGCCCGTTGCAGGTCGCGCGCTTCGTTCGCGAACGCCTGCGCCTTCGGGTCCGCGTTTTGCTCGGAGAACACCGGATTGCCGCGGAGCTCGCTGTCGATCGCGTCGAGCAGGTCGTTGATGTCGGAGGTGGTGACGCCGCCCTGCTCGGCGCCGTGGTCGCGCAGATAGCCGGCCTCAACCGCCCATTCGCGCGCCGCATCCAGCGGCATGCCGTTTTTGTTGATGAGGCCGGGGCGCGACTTGAGCGCGTCGAAGCTGCGCAGGTCGCCGCCTTCGTCCTGCACGCCACCCTGCGCGACCAGCGCCTGCACTAGCGAGGTGCCGAACAGGTCACGCCCCTCGGGGATGGCGCCGGTGCGCGCCGCAGTGAGCACGGCATCGGTGCGCGGGTCGAGCGTGTTCGGTCGGCCCTGCCGGCCGCCCTGCCCGTTGATGCGCAGCTGGTAGCGCGAATACAGGTCGAACGCATCCTGCCCGGTCCGCTCGGCCATGCGGCCGAACACCCGACCGACCAGCTTCGCCTGCAGCTCGGCGTCGGCCGGCTTGTAGCGGTCGGTCGCGAGCAGCATGCCGAGCACGTCCTGCGTCACCTTGTCGCTGGTGTCGGCCTGGGCAGTTTCCGGCTGCGCGCGCCCGGCGGCGTCGGCGGTATCGCCGAACAGGCTGGCGAGGCGCTCGTTCAGCGCGGCCTCGTTCTCGAGTTCGGCGCGCGAGAGGTGGTCGGCGGACAGACGGGTGTGCTTGGCGATCTCCGCGGCGTTCGGCAGCGTGGCCACCTTGGCGACGAAGGTCGAAAGCGGGATGACCAGGTCGCCGCCGCTGGCCTCGGCCTCGCGTAGCGCGTTGTGATCGCCGGTCAGGTCGCCGACGAAAGCATCCGCGCTCGCCCGTTCGGACTGGAACAACGCGCGCGCCTGGTCGGCGGCGAGGTACACCGGCGCATCGCTGGCCGCCTCCTGCGCGAGCGCGCGCAGCGCCTCAGGGCTGTGCTTGCCGAGACCGAGGTCGGCCACCTGCTGCACGACGTCTGCGATGCGCCGGCTGCCCTCCGCAGCGCCGGCCAGATTGGCCAGGCCATCGACCGTGGGCGCCGCTTCGCGCGTGAGCAGCGCACGCGCGCCGGTGATGGTGGCGCCGGTGCCGCCGCCCAGCGCCATCGCGTCAAACACGTTGCCGATCCGCTCGCCCAGCGTCAGCGGCTTGCCCGAGGCCTGCGCCTCGATCTCATCCTGCATCGCCTGGGTGACGCCTTCCTGCCCCGCTTCCACCGCGATGCCGCGGGTCACGGCGTTGGTCAGGGGGCGCTTGAGCAGACCCTCGAGACCGACCTCCTCGCCCAGCACTTCCGCTGCGCCGGTGCCGAGCCCCGCCACGGTCGCGACGGGCATGCTGACGCCCTGCCCGCGCAGGTCCGAATAGGTCTGCGCACCCGTCGGAACGCCCATCAACAGCGCGGCCGCGTGCGGGTCGCGCGTACCGAGCAGGAACGCCAGCGCCGGCGCCGACGCGGCCTGCCGGGTGCCGTAGTAGGCAACGCCCTGCTCGAGCGCGGTGAACGGGTTGTGCAACACGTCGCGCGCGGTCGGGCGTGCGCCGACGGCCTGCATCGTCTGCTGCAGGTCCGCGCTCGCCTCGTGCGCAGCGAAGGCGGTCGCGTCCGCGGCGCGCTGCGTATAGAGCGGGTCGCCGTAGTCGATGCCGAGCGGGTGCAGCACCCCTGCCAGCGCCTGCCGCGGCTGGTCGAGGTAATCGCTGGCCACCTGCGCCGTCGACGCCAGCATCGACGCATCGGACTGCTGGAATGCGGTGCCGAGGCGGGCACGCGCCAAGCCGCGCCCGATGGCGTCGGCGATCGGGCGCACGTAGCCGCCGCGCAGGCTGTTGAAGGCTTCGAGCGTGCTCGCCAGCAGACCGAGCTTGCTCGCCTCGCCCTGCGCGAGCGCCGCGTGCTCCGGCGCCTGATGCCAGCGCGCGAACGCCGGGCTGTCGGTGGCGGCCTGCGCCACCGCATCGCGGTGCGCCTGCGCCTCGAAGTCGGGCAGCGCATCGGCGACAGCGAGTGCCGGCGCGCCGGTCTGCTGCGACAGCGTCAGCGCGCGGCCCATCTGCGCCGGGGCGACCGGGGGCGCGGCGACGGCCGCCGCACGCGCGCGCTCGGTGTCCTGCTCGTCGAGGAACGCGGACAGCTTGCTCGGGTCGATCAACGGCCACCTCCGGCCAGATAGCTACCTGCCGCAGCGAGGATCTGCGCCTCGGTCGGCTCCCGCCCCAAGCGCCGGCGCAGCACCGCCGCGACGGTGACGCGGTCCTGCGCGGTCAGCTGCACCGGGTTGCCGGCGTTGTCGGTCATCGGCGCACCGGCGGCGAGGTTCTCCTGCGCCTTGGCACCGATCCACGGCTTGCGCCCGGCGGCGATGTCGGCGGCCCAGTTGCGCGTCACGTTGCGCATGAGGGTCTCCTCCTGCTCCGGCGTCGGCTTCTTGCCGCCCAAGGTCTCGATGAGCGCGCGCTTCGCCTGCCGGTAGGCCATGCCGAAGCCGGCGGCCTTTTCCTTGTCGGCCGCCGCCTTCGAGGCGGGGTCGATGCCGAGCATGCGCAGGCCGCCGTTGAGCCGCTGCGCTTCGGTCGACCAATCGGCGGCCTCGCCCTGCTTCTTCGGGTCGTTGAGCGTGTCGATGCGCGCGACGAGCTCGTGGAGGTCGGCGGTGGCCAGCTTGTCGGCGTGCGCGAGGATCTCGGCCTTGCGCGTGGCGAACGTCCGCGGGTCGGTCACCGACTCGCGCAGGTAGGCATCGAGCAGCACCGGGTCGGACTGCACCAGCGTGCCGGCGGCGCGCGCCTTGAGCCGGGCCTGAAGGTTGTCGACGAGGCCGTGATCGCGCGCGTAAGCCAGCTGGTCGGGCGTGAACGCCTTCTCGTACGGCGTGCCCGGCGGAACCGTCTCGACCGCCTGGTTGAGCGCGGTGACCATCGACTCGCGATAGTCCTGCTCGGCGCGATTCTGCAACGTCTCGCGCTGGCTGATCTCGCGCAGCGCGGCATCACGCAGCAGCGGGTTCGGCAGCGCCTGGGCGCGCGCGGCGAGCGCGGCGAAGTCGGGTTTTCCCTCGGGCGTCAGGGCCCTCGGACCGGGCGCGACCGGCCCCGGCGCATCGCCGGCGCGGCCGGCATGGATGTGCAGCAGGTCGGCCACCGTCTTGCCCTGCAGGTAGCCGTTCGCGGCATACGCTTGCGGGTCGAGCACGTCGCGCACCGGTGTATTCGGGTCCGCGCGCAGCAGGTTGCGCGCTCCGGCCAGGCCGAAGTGGTGGCACAGGTAGGCCGTTTCGGGCGTCACCGGCAGGCCGGATTCATACAGGCCCTTGCAGTTCTCGATCGCGTAGGCGGTCGCCATTTCCTTCGACAGCGCCGGATCGTTGCGCAGCGCCAGCACCTGCGCGCGCGACTTGCCCGCGGTCAGGTCGGGCCGATAGCGGGTCATCACGTCCAGCCAGGTGCCGTCGACGAACTGCGCGCTGCCGGTCGCGCTCGAGGCCGGGTTCTTGGCGTCGGCCTTGCCGCCGGATTCCAGCCCGACCGTGCGCTCGACCGACGCGCGCGCCACCGCTTCGACCTCGGCCGGGGTGCGCGCCGCGCCCTCGACGGGCTGGCCGGCGGCCGGCGTGGCGCCGCCCTTGACCCAGCTGTCGACCAGGTTGCGCGCGTTCGCCTCCGTCGCCACCGGGCGCAGCACGCGCTCGACGCGCAGCCTGTCGTCGACCGTCATTTCCTTCTCGTGGTCGCCGAAATAGGCCTGCGCCTGCGACGGGTCGCTCGAAAGCATCGAGTCGAGCATCGCCGCGTGGTAGCCGGAGACGTATTTCTGCTGCGCCTGCGCAATCGCCTGCGCCGGCGCGCCGCGGTGCCCCATCGACAGCGCGATCGCCGAGACGCCCTCGTCGAGTCGTTGCCGGCCGGTCGCGTAGTCGCCGCCGAGGCTGACGCTCACCGCGTCGTTGAGCAGGCTGGTCTGGGTCGCCTCATCCTGCTGCTGCAAGAACGTCTCGTGCTCGCGCGTCATGTGTGCGGTGAGCCGGCCCTGCACCGAGTCGCGGAAGTTGAACGCGACCGCATCGAATGCGCGGCGCTGCCGCGGCGTCAGCCTGTCGCTGATGCCGGCGACGGTCTTGTCCAGGTCCGGCATGAGCGCGTCGCTGGCGCCCAGCGCGTTGCCGCCCTGGTACTTCGTGATGCCGTCCGGGTTGGACGGGTCGAAGGTGTGCGCTTCCCAGTCCGACAGCTGCCGGCGCGCAGCCATGACCGCCGTCGCGTCATTGCGGGCGACCGCGTCCTCATGGATCCGCAGCGCCTGTCCGGCGACGCCGGTGATCGCGTCCGCCATGCCCGACACCGGGCGCACCTCGGACGTGTTGCGCACGCCGGGCAGGGATGAAATCTGCGTGACGTCGGCAGGATTGGCGCGGGGAATGATCGCCATGGGGTCAGTACCACTGCGTGTTGGTGGTGGAACTGCTGCCCTTGGCGCCGGCCGCGCTGCTCATGGCACTGCCGAACGAGCGCAGAATCGTGATCTTCGACGACGACTGGCCCTGCCAGTTGGCGAGCGCGCCCTGGTTGCGGTTGTTGAGCGCCGAGGACTGGAATCCCCACGCCTTGCGCGCCGCATCCATCTGGATGGCCGACTTGTCGGCGCCGCCGAACAGCGCGGCATCGGTCTGGATGTCAAACGGCGTGCCGAGGTCCGAATCGAGATTTGCCGCGGCGATGTCCGCGCGCTGCTGGCCGATCAAGGCGCGGGTGCGCCAGGCCGATTGCTGCGACTCGCGCGCGCCCTTGTTCGCTTCGTCCTGCGCCTGCACCTCGTCGAGGCGGGCGTTGTTCTCGGCGATCTGCTGGTTCGCGCGGCCCGCTTCGCGCTGCTGCTTGGCTTCGGCCGCACCCACGACCAGCGTGACGACAGCGACGCCCACATAGACCCACGTCATGCGTATACCTCCTGCAGGTCGTCGGCGAACTCGGCCAGCTGCGCCGGTTCGTAGGCGATGGCGTCCTCGGGCACGATCGTGCGTTCCTCGATCAATGCGAGGTCATTCGTGTCGTCGGGGTTCAGGTGGACGGTGAAAAACACGCAATCGGTGTGCGTCATCAGTGCGCGCTTCGCCCCCGGCTGCGACACCCAGACGTGCGGGCCAGTGATGCGCTCCATGCCGCGGTCGGTGTTGATCGTCGCCTCGCCCGACAGCAGCAGGGTGAAATGCTGGTGCCGATGCACCTTGCCGACCACGACCATGCCGCCCGGGATCGCAAGCTCGCGGCCGTACATCCCCGGCGCGAAGTGGTGGCGCAACCTCTCCGACAGGTCGACGCCGGCGCCCGTGGCGACGAGCCGGTCCTGCAGCTGCTTGATCTGCGCCAGCGACGGCGCCAGCGGCGGCGCGGACGGCCGGCCGATCGGTAGCGGCACGAAGCCATCGGCCTGCGCGAACGGGCGCGCGGACCAGGACAGGGAGAGCGCGAGGGTCATGCGGCACCTTGCTGGTAAAAAGGACAGAACATTTCCCCGTCCATGCCGAGTGGTTTCGCCGGCAGCACGGTGAAGCCGAGCCACTGCAGCCAGCGCTTAGCAGCAGCGTTGCGGTCGTCGACGAGGTTGTAGAGATTCGGGAACAGGGCCTGAAACTCGGCGATGGCCGCGCGCGAAATCCGCAGCACGTCCTTCTGCGCGCGCAGGCTGTCGAGCGCGGTCGTGCCGACCATCCACGGCGCGCCCTCGCCCATCGCCTCGGCCGCCACCACGCCGAACATGCACACCGGCACGTCATCCAGCATCGCTGTGTAAGCGCGCACCGAGGCTTCGATCCCGTGCGTCATGCACTCGGCTGGCGTCGCGTGCGCCTGCGCCCAGAGCTCGTCGATGTCTGCCTGCCGCGCATGCGCCGCAATCGGCGCGACGTGCTCGGCCGCGGCCGGGACCAGCCAGGCGCGCCTCATCCGGCGTCGGAACTCATCAGGCGCGGGAGCAGCGACAGGATCTCGGCCGGCAGCGGGTCGTCGGAGACCAGGAAAATGTGGCCGTTGTTCTCGCCCCACTCGGCCGACACCGGAATGCGCGCGTAGCCGGTCAGCGGCAGTGTCGGATCGCCGTAGGCCTCGAACTCGCGCTGCGGCAGGTCGTCGAGCATGTCCAGGCGCGTACCAGCCTTGAGGCCGCGCGCGTCCTTGACCAGCAGTCCGACGGACTGGATCAACTTCTTGTTGCCGCGCATGGGCTCGCCGCCGGCCGCGTTGACCTCGAGCGTTTCCAGCAACGCGCGGTACGGCAGGCCGATTTGCACGACGCCGCCTGGCGACTGCAGGGTGATCGCGCCGCCGGTCACCACGCGCGTCGGATGCACCGAGCCGTCGGCCAGGATCGAGACCTCCTCGCCTTCCAGGTGGTCGAGCCCCGACATGGTCGAGCGCTGCAGCACCCAGTCGGTGAGTGCCACGCCTTGCAGCGCCGCCGGCACCGCGCCGATCGACGAGACCTGCACGACCGTCGCCGAGACGTAGCCGGTGATGATGACGCGCACCTTGTGGGTCACGTCGGTGTCGACGCCCGTCGTGGGATCGGTCTCCGTCACGGTGCGGGCAAGCTCGAACCCGTCGCCGACATCGCTGCTGCCCACGAACAGCGGCGCCGAGGCGGTCAGGGTCAGGGTGTCGTCCTCGGTCCAGCCCGTGCCACTCAGGGTGATGGTGGTCGCGCCGGTGTTGCGTCCGTCGTAGGTCAGCGCCGCATCGACGTAGCACCAGTCCCGGATGTCCTCGACGAAGCTGTCGGCGTACTGCTCGAGGTAGACCTTCGACACGCCGTTGATGGTGCGGCGCACCAGCAGGTGCGTTTCGGTTTGCTTGTCGCCCGGCAGGCAGACGACGTCGAGGATCTCGCCCGCCGTGTCGTGCTGGTGCCAGCCGATCACCTCCTGCTCGGGCATGTACGTGCAGCCGAGCAGCACGCCGTCGTCGCGCACGAAATGCAGCAGCGACCACGGCGCCGGCATCCACTCCATGCGCACCAGCATGTGCCCTTCGACCAGGTGCTCGGCCCACACCGAAATGTCCTGCGGGCGATAGCCGTCCTGCTCGAATTTGTAGCCGATGTCGAAAACCCGCTGGCCCTGTTCCTGCACGAAAATCGCCGTGTCGCCGACGACCTTCGCCTGCAGCCCACCGGTGCCGCGATAGGACTGCGGCTTGATGCCGATGGTCGACGGGGTGACGACCTCGTCTTGCCCGCCGGTCATTAGGAACTCGCCGCCCTTGGCCAGCACGATGAGCTTGTCGAGCGGGACCAGGTCCATCACCGCGTTCACCTGTCGCGTGTTGATCGCGAAGGTGAGTGCGTCCGAGTCGATGATCGGCGTCGACTTGCCAAAGTTCGTGTAGTCGCCGACGTTCGAGCCCCAGATCGTCTGCAGATCCTTGGCGCTACCCGCCCAGAACAGGCGATCGGAGAAGAATTCCACCTCGGTCGGCCAGCCGTACTCCGCATTCCAGGCCCCGATGGCCCAGCAGTCCGTGCCGCCGAACGCGCTGGCGGCGTATTCCTTGACCACCACGTTGCCGGTGCCCACGGCCGGCGCTTCCAGGAACGTGATCGTGTGCGCGACGTTGTCGATCGACCAGCCCTGACTCATGGCACGTCACTCCCCAGCGGGCCGGTATTCGTGCCACCGCCGCGACCGCCGACGCCCGAGGTGGGCTCCGAATACGGGTTTGACCGCACCGGCGTGCCGCCGATGGTGACGGCGTAGTCGTAGACCGACGGGCTGGTGTTGTTCGGGCTGGTCAGGCTGAACGTCACGGTGCTGCCATCGCCGTTGAACGTCCACGATCCGCCCGGCGCGGGCGCGGTGCCGATGATCGAATTGGCGATGCGCTCGACCACCACGCCGGTGACGGCATAGGCGGACGTGTAGCCGGTGATCTTGGCGATGCCGAAGCTGCCGTGCAGGTATTCCCATTCGACGCCGACGGTGTAGTTGTTGACGCCGTCGTTGCGCACGTCCTGCGGGCCATCGAAGGCCCGGCCGACCTCGTGAATCGGGCGGTCGTTGCCGCAAATGTAGTAGGCGGGGCTGGTGACACTCGGCACGCTGGCGCAGCGGTAGACCTTGCCGTCTGAGCGGCGCAGCGTCCCGACGCCGATGTTCTTCTCGAGCGGCGTCCACGGCTTGACCGCGCGCAGCTCCTTCTCCTCGAAGTAGAGGAGCCCGCCGACCATGTTCGCGGTGAACACCGGCGCGTTGCAGGTGATCGTCGTCTTGCCGGTCACCGACGTGACAGCCATCTTCACCGACTCGTCGCCGTTCATCGCGCGGAACGGACCGCGGCGGAACGCAAAGTCGGTGAGGGTGAAGCTGGTGGGCGAGGTGCGGCGCAGTTCCTTCGGCGGGATCTTCGTTGCGCCGTTCACGCCCGCGATGTAGAGCACGTCGGCCGACTGGGTGATGCGCAGATTCGGCAGGTCGGCGGCCGTGTACGGGGTGACCACCTCGACGGGCACACCGCCACTCTTGAGCAGGCTGTAGCCGTACGGCGTGGCAGGCACCCAGAAGCGGACGTAGCCGACGCCGAACTCGAGCAGATACTTGATCTCGGTCGAGTAGACGAACGGCAGGATGCGCGGCGGGTTGGCGCTGTCCTTAACTTCGCCGTTGAAGCGCAGGCCAGGGCGCTTGATCGCGCCGCCGGTCGGGCGGGTGATGAAGTTGCGGCACTGCGCCAGCGAGATCGCATAGCGGGCGACGTCGACGCGGCCGCGCAGGCCCGGCGCCATCTCGCCGCCGGACAGACTGGGCTGCAGGAACTTCACTCAGTAGCCCCCGCGCGCCTGCACGCTCGGCGTCGCCGCCTGCAGCGTGTCCCGGCCTTCGTTGAGCGCCTGCGCGATGGCCTCGGCGCGCGCGACTTCGTAGTCCTGCTGCAGCTTCTGCGCCAGGCGCACGCCGAGCTCGCCGGCCAGCGCGGGGCCGGCTTCCATCGCGAGGCGGCAAGCCAGCGCTTCGCCGAACAGCGGCGGGAAGCGGCCGGTTTCGGTCACCCGCACGGTATAGATGAGGTACGCGCCGGCCAGGTCGGTGACGATGTTCGAGGCCTGCGAGCCCCACACCGTGTCGAAGTCGACGCGGCCGTCGGTCAGTGGCAATGGCGTGTCGCACCCTGCAACGGCCTTGAGGCTCGCGCGCACGCCGTTGGCGTCACACACGGCCAGCGCGTTGAGGCAATCGCTCGGCACCTCGTAGCGGTAGGCCCAGCCGGGGAACGCGGCATCAGGGCTCGCTGCGAGCGCCTGCGCCTTGAGCGCGAACGGCCACGCATGCCGAGAGAGCACCAGGTCGAGCACGCGGTCGTAGCAGCGCGTGAACACGCGCGCGGCCTTGCTCGATTCTGACATCGCCGCAATGGGGATGTCCTGCGCGAGCTTGGTCAGCGCGGCATTACAGAGATCGACCTGCGAGGCGGCCATTGGTCACTCCAAAAGAGACGGGGCCGTTGCCGGCCCCGTCTTTGCTGCGTTGGTACTGCGGACGGTCAGGCGGACGGCAGCGGACCGGCGCCCGGCGGGCGGGCCTTCGGATCCTTCGCCGTGGCTTCCTTCGCCGCGGGCGCCTTCGCCAACGGGACGAACCACGTCGAGCCGTCTTCGAGGCGCTTGGCGGGGACGGTGAACACCTCACCTTCCTCGCGCACGCGGGTGCCGCAGTGGCCGCGTTCGGTCGCGATCACCTCGACGTCTGCCGCGGCCTCAGCCGCGGGTTCCTTCGTTTCCTTGCTCATCGGTCAGGTCCTTACTGGACAGTGAAGCCGGACTTGTAGATCCGGTTCGCCTGCGGGGCCATGGTGAGGTAGGCGTCGACCGCGCCCGCGCCGTAGCTGCCGCCAGCCGGCGTGTAGCGCACGCCGATGTAGCGGCGGTACAGCGCCGACGGGATCCGCGCCTGGATCAGCGTGGTGCCCGCGGTGAGACCGGCGGAGAGGATCGCGCCCGAGGTCAGCAGCACGGTGGCGTTCGTGGTGAGGCCGGCGTCGTCCGCCGTCTCGAACGTCACCGTCATGCCGGTGGCCGCGCCGCCCGAGAAGGCGGTGTTGACCGTGACGCACAGCCAGAGGTCGTCCTCGCCGTTGCCGAGGTCCTGGCGGATGTTGGCCGCCACGTCCGTGCCGCCACCGGCGCGCAGGGCGGCGGTGTCGAACACGTTGGTCGAGATCGCCGCGGCGGTGACGGCCTGGGCGTCCGAGAACTCGAGGTTGCTATCGAGAAATGCCATGGTCGTGAGTCCTTACGTCAGCACGGATTCGGTTTCGAGGATGCGGTCGACGGTGCACACCGGCACGCCGAGGAAGCGCAGTTCCTGGGTCGTGAAGGCGGTGCTGACGTCGCCGTACTGCTTGACGGCTTCCTGGATCGACAGCGCGTTCTGCGACTTGTCGAGCGCGCCGACGGCCAGCATTTCCTTGACCGTGCGGCTGCAGTAGAACGCCGCCGCGCCCATGTTCATGGACGGAATGCGCGCCAGCGCCTTCACCATGAGCTTCGGCAGCCAGGTGGCCGCGGTGTTGGCCTGGGTGCCCGACTGGCCGATGAGGTCCGTCATCGAGACGTTCGCGATGCGGACGACATAGCGCCAGTCCTTGACGTGCAGGCCGCACTTCCACTTCCACAGGTCGCCGACGGCGCGATAGCGGTTGTTGTTGGCGTCGAACGCGTCGAACTCGCCGAGGTCCTGGTGGGTCAGACCCGCCTTGGAGGCTTTCGGGTAGATGCCGAACACCGTCTCCGGGCCCGACACGACCAGCCAGATCGACGTGCAGTTGCCCGAGCCGCCGCCGTTGATGACGTTCTTGGCGACTTCCGACGTGCTGGTGTTGATGGTGTTGTAACGCACCGCCAGGCCATTGAAGCGCTCAGGGTTCTGCGACACGTCACCGTAGATGAGCGAGTCGCCGAAGGTCTGGTTCATCGCCTCGACGAAGGAACTGCCCTCCGACAGGCGGAACGCGGCAGAGTTGCCGTTGATGTCGGCCACGTCCTTGTCGATCTCGGAACGCGCCTCGAGGATGCCGCAGGTGTCGGTCACGGTTGCGCGGGCCGACTTGCTCGGCGCGACGCCGCCGTACAGCTTGCGCCAGGTCGCGGCCGGCAGGCCGGTGCGAATCGAGCCCTGCTGGCCCGTTTCGAGGTTGCCTTCCTTCCAGTGGATGCGGTCGAGGATGTCGTTCTGCTGCGAGAGCAGTTCAGCGACCGCCGAGACGGAACCGTCCGGATCGAGCGACTTGGCGATGTCCAGCAGCGTCACGGCGCCGGACTTCACAGGCATGGTTGCCATGGTGGAACTCCCAATAAAAAAGCCGCCTGCTGGCGGCCGGGGTGGTCAGGGTTGGGGTGCTACTTCTTAGGCCAGAGGCGGTCCTCGATCGAACGTCCGCCGGCACCGTTTGATGTGGCGTTGCCAAGGCCGTCCATCTTGTCGCCGCGGGTGAGCTCGCCGAGCTTGGCGAAGACCCACAGCGCATCGGGGTTGCTGCCCCACCCCTCGTCGTCGAACGTCTTGAGCATGTTGGGCCGGTGCTGCTGCGCCCAGGTCACGCCCGCACGCGCGTCTGCGGCGATGGCGTCGAACTTGTCGCCGTACTCCGTTTTCGACTGCTCGGTCCACAGTTCCACGCGCTGCTCGCGAGTGGCGACGTGGCCTTGCTGGTCGAGTTCGATGTAGTGGTCGACGGCCGCCTGCGCCTGGGCCTGCGTCCACTTGTTCGCCTTCGCGAACGCGTGGAGCTTTTCCAGCCGCTCGCCTTCGAGGGTGTAGCCATCCGGCACGTTGAACGCCGCATACGCCTCGGGGGCGCCTTCGGTGGTCGTGGTGTCGGTCGTCGTCTCCGTGCCGCCCTTCCCTTCCCCCTCGGCCGACGCGGTGGTCGCCGTGGAGTCCGTGGTCGCAGTGGTCGCGGTGCTAGCGCTGGTGTCGACGGCGTCCGTGGTGGTGGTCGTCGTCGACGCAGCGGGTTCGGTGGTGGTGTCACTCATCGTCGGGATCCTGCGGCGCGCCTTGCGCCGCTTCTCGTTTTGCTTCGGCGCGCATTTGCACCTCCCGTTCCGGGCAGTGCGCGCGCAAGGCCGTCAGCCACCAGCGCGCGGCGTCCTGCCAGCCGATCGCGTGGCCCGTGGCCAGGTTGTCGTGGCGCAGCGTCGATTGATCGGCGCCGGCGTTGTGCAGGAACGCGGACAGCACGCGCCGGCCTTCGACCGTGCCGAACACGGCCTGCACGTCACTGCGGAACTGCGCGACCTGGAGCTTGACCTTGCGACGCTCCTCAGCCAGGCGCGCCTCATTGCGCTGCTCGTCGATCATTGACCCATCGCCTCAGCCAGGCCTTGGATCGCACTTCCGTCCTGCGGCACCGCCTCGCCCAGCGTCTTCATCGCCGCGGCGCCATCGGCCATGGGCTTCGCCATCGCGGCCAGCTGCTGCATCTTCTGGCCCTGCGCACGCTGCTCGCGGATCGCGGCGACGTCGTCGTCGGAACGCACGATCCGCGACGGCGAGCCCGCGCGCTCGGCGTACTCGTCGATGGTTTGGTCGAGGTCGAGCTTGTCGACCAGGTCGGGACGCTGGAACTGCGCCACCATCTGACCGACGAAGCCGATGGTGCGCTCGATCGTGCCCAGCCCCGCGGCCTTCTGCGCCTGGGCGAGCATGGACGTGTATTCGACGTTCAACGGCACGCCGTTCTGCAATTCCTCCGGCGGCGGCGGCAGCAGCCCGGCCTGGTCCATGATTCCGTAGACGCGGGAAATGACCGGATCGAGCACCTCGTCGGTCAGCGATTCCAGCGCCGGGCCGAGCATGGCGATCTTTTCCTCCTTCCGCTCGCTGAGCTCGTAGGCCGTACGCTCCCGGTCCTCGAGGCTGTCGAGCATGCGAAACAGGTCGACGAAGAACGCCGAGCGAATGCGCGCGGTGACGGTCTCAATCTCCTGCTGCACCTGCTGTAGGCCGCGCGCGTCCGGCGTGTAGATCGGCGTTACGGCCTGCTGCGTCTGCATCGGCGTGACGTAGATACGTTCGCCCGGGTTGAGGCTGGCGCCCTTGTTGCGCAGGTAGTCGGGCAGCTGCAGTGGCGGCTTCGAGAGCAGGTCGATGAGGCGAAGCTTCTCGCCCTCGAGGTACTGCAGCTGCTTGATGTCGCCCAGCGTGTCGATCGCCGGGCTCGGGCCATAGCAGTCGTTGCCGGTGGCGCCCCAGCGCGAGACCAGCGCCGGATTGTCGTAATGGCCGGCGACCTTGAGGCAGCCGCAGACATCGCTTGCGTCGCC